CTGCAAAACCTCTCTGCCGCCTGCGGGCGGCATCTCCCCTTTCAGGGGAGAGGGGGAGCGCCCCATCGTGGAGAGCGCCGAAGGGGGCCCGGGGGGCGACCGGAAAGCCCCCCGGAAAACCCATCTCAGGGAGAAGGCCGAAGGGGTGCAGGGGGCGACCGGAAAGCCCCCTGCGTTTTTCAAACCGGTGAACGTTCACCGGTTCGGAGGGTGGTGAACAGATGAGCGAAAAGACGGCAAGCGGCATCCTGTCGGCGACGGGAGAGCCGCTTTTCCTCGAAAAGCGCGGACGCGGGAAAGCCCCCGGCGGGGCGGTGATGGCTGGCGGCTACGCCAACCACGGCGCGAGCACGAACAAGAACAGCATGATCGGCTGGCTTGTGAACGGCGGCAGCGCGGAGGACGACATTGACCTTCAGGGCTCGACGCTCAGAACCAGGGCAAGAGACCTGTACGCGGGCGGCGGCCTGGGCCGCTCCGCCCCGGCCACCCTGGTAACCAGCGTGGTCGGCTGGGGCATCCAGCCGAAGCCGAAGCCGGACACGAAGCTGCTGAACATGACGGACGAGGCGGCGGCTGAGTGGCAGAGAAACGCCCTGCGGGAGTTCACCATGTGGGCGAAAAGCCCCATGTGCGACGCCTCCCGGCAGAACAACTTCTGGGAGATACAGGAGCTTGCCTTCCGGGCCATGCTGATGAGCGGGGACGTGTTCGCCCTGTTCGGGCAGAAGGAGAACCGGCGCAACCCGTACAGCCTGACCCTGCGGCTGATAGAGGCGGACAGGGTGAGCACGCCGGACAGCGAAGGGGAGAGCGAGGCCCGGAACGAGGAGAGCGGCAGCCGGATCGTGGACGGCGTGGAGATCAACCGGGAGGGCGAGGTGGTGAAATACCACATCGCAAGCTATCACCCCCTGGCGGAGGAAACGCAGGACGAGATCACCTGGACGGCGGTGGAGGCCTACGGACAGGAGACGGGAATGCCCAACATCCTGCACATCATGACCATGGAGCGCCCGGAGCAGCGGCGGGGCATCCCCTTCGTATCCGCCATGATCGAGCAGATCAAGCAGCTTGACCGCTATCTGGACAGCGAGCTGGCCGCCTCCATCGTGGCGGCCATGCTGACCGTGTTCATCGAGAGCGACGCGCAGGACGACGGGGAGTACGCCATCAATGACAACATTGACGAGGGCGACAAGGTAACCGACGACCAGATGAAGGTGGAGCTGGGCAACGGCTCGGTGTACGAACTGCCGCCCGGAAAACGGGTATCCAGCGTGAACCCGCAGCGGGCTCCCTCCGCCTTCGACAGCTTTGTGGGGCGGATGGTGACGATGGTGGCGTCCTCGGTGGAGATTCCGCCGGAGGTGCTGCTGCACCAGTACAACAGCAACTACACGGCGGCAAGGGCGGCGGCCCTGGACTTCTGGCGGGTGGTGAAGCGGTACAGGCAGCGGTTCATTGACAGCTTCAATCAGCCGGTATACGAGCAATGGCTGAGTGAGGCGGTGGCCCTGGGGCGGATCGAGGCCCCGGGGTTTTTCGATGATCCGGCTGTGCGGGAAGCCTGGTGCGGGTGTGAGTGGATCGGCGCGAGCCAGGGCCATGTGAACCCGGAGAAGGAAGTCAACGCCGCAAGGACGAGGATGGAGCTGGGCCTGTCCACGGGCGAGCTGGAGGCCATGGAATACAACGGCTCGGACTGGATGGAGAACATGGCGCAGCGGGGGAAGGAAATCCGGCAGATGCTTAACGAGATTCCCCCGGAGGCGCGGGGCGTGACCGAAACACAGGCCGCACCCGGAGAGGAGGACGACGAAGAATGAGCGAGCGCATGAACCTCCGCTGGAGCATGGCGGAGATGGGCGCGAAGACCGGGGAGATCAAGATTTACAGCATCATCTCCGACTACGAGGGATGGGACGAAAAGAATCCCAACGCCACAAGCCAGCAGTTTGACAAGGAGCTGAAGGCGCTGGGGGACGTGGACACGCTGAACATCCGCATCAACAGCCCCGGCGGCCTGGTGAACGAGGCGGTGGCCATCCGGGCCATGCTGATGGCGCACCCGGCGAAAAAGGAAATTACCATCGAGGGGAACTGCCTGAGCGCGGCCACCCTGATTGCCTGCCTCCCCGGGGCGCATGTGAAGATCGCCAAGGGCAGCATGTACATGATCCACCAGCCCCGGAGCGGGGCGTGGGGCACGGTATCGGACATGCTGGACGCATACAACTACCTGAAGAAGACGGAGGAGGACGTGGCCGACATCTACGCGGAGCGCACGGGCGCGACGCCGGAGGAGATGCGGGAGGCCATGACGCCGGGCACCTGGTACAGGGCGCAGGAGGCGGTGAACGCCGGATTCGCCGATGAGGTGATCGGGGAGAAGGAGGCGGCGGCCTGCGTGACGCCGGACATGTGGCGGGCCATGGCGGAGATGTACGGCGAGATTCCGCAGGAGATCGAACAGACAGCCGGAGAGACGGCAGACCCGGAGACGGGCGACAGGGAAGACAGCGACGGGGAAACGGCAGTTGCCACCGGAGACCCGGCTGAAAATAACAACGGAGGGATGAACATGGACGAGATCAGAAGCGCAACTGCCGAACAGCTTCGGCAGGAGAACCCCAGCGCCGTGAACGACATCGTGGCGGAGGCGCTGAGGATGGAGCGCGAGCGCATCCAGCAGATCGACGAGCTGACGCCTCCCGGCGCGGAGTGGCAGAAGGCGGCGGCGGAGGCCAAGGCCAGCGGCATGAGCGCGCAGGACTTCTTCAAGACCGTTCTGCGCAAGCAGCGGGAGAGCGGCGAGAACTACATGCAGGCGAGGCAGCGGGAGACCGCCCCGGCGGCCCAGGTGACCGGCGGCGCGGCGGAGGACAACGACCCGGCGGGCATGGACGTGGACGCCGTGGCGGAGGAGATCGCGGGCATGGCCAAGGGCATGAACACCGTTGGCGGCATGTTCTGAGAGGGAGGAATGAAAGATGACTGAGCTGTACAAGAACATCGGCAGCTACACCCCCGCCTACCTGCTGGCGTCGGCGGAGGGCGCTGACCGCATCGCGGTGAACGTGGCCCCGGGCGCGGCGGCCATCGCACGCGGCACGGTGCTGTTCCGCAACGCGGACGGCATGTTCGAGCCTGCGGCGGCGGCGGACATCGTGAACACGAAGGAGCTGGTGATCCTGGACGAGGACGCGGACGTGACCCAGAGCGAGACGGTGGCCATTGCGGCCTGCGCCTACCGCGCCGGACACTTCATCCGCAAGTACGTCAAGGACAAGACCGGCACGGCCATCACCAAGGCCCATGAGCTGGTGCTGCGGCAGCAGAACATGGTGATGGAGCCGATGGACGACTGGACGGACGATGAAGACGTTTTCGACAACACCGAGACCGTGAGCGTGACCGTGCAGAATGACGGCCACGGCACCGGCAGCGCCTCGCCCAGCACCGGCGCCAAGGGCACGGTGGTCACCCTGACGGCGACCCCGTCTTCGGGCTATCAGTTCGACGCATGGGAGGTTGTCAGCGGCGATGTGACGATCGGCAGCGACAACAAGTTCACCATCGGCGACAAGGCCGTGACTGTGAAGGCGACCTTCAAGTCTGCCTGATGAGAAATGGAGGAATGACGCATGGCAACTCTTGACCTTTTCACCACGGCGGTCATGCTCAAGGCGATTGAGAAAATGCCCCGGATTTACACCTTCCTGGCGGACACCTTCGGCGCGGAGGGTGAGTGCGTGGAGGACGACCGCGCCATCTACGACTACCGCAAGGGGCCGGAGCGGAGGATGGCCCAGTTCGTGCTCCCCGGCACGGGCGGCGTGCTGATGAACCGTGACGGCTTCGAGATGCGGGAGATCGGCTTCCCCACCATCGCGCCCGAGCGCCTGGTGACCCTTCAGGACATCAGCGGCAGGATGTTCGGCGAGCAGATCACCGGCAGCCTGACCCCGGAGCAGCGGGCAAAGCGCGTGCTGGCCCGCGACCTGACCGACCTGCGCAGCGCCATCGCCGCCCGCAAGGACTGGATGATCCGGGAGGTGCTGCTCAAGGGCAAGCTGGACATCTTCCAGTACACCAACGACGGCAAGCAGAAGGAGAGCACGATGGTGGCCGACTTCGGCTTCACCAACAACTACACCCCCTCTGTGAACTGGGATCAGGCCAACGCCAAGATCGACTATGACATGCACAAGATCTTCGACCTGGTGTATGACGGCCTGGGCGAGGTGGACATCATCGTGATGAGCCCCGACGTAGCCAACGCCATGCTGGAGAACAGCGCGTACATGAAGTTCATGGACATGAAGAACGTGGACATGGGCGAAATCAGCACCCGCTATCGCGGGCAGGGCGTGCGCGTGCTGGGCTACAACAGCGACGGCGTGCTGATGGTGAGCTATTCCGGCAAGTTCCTGGACGACGACAGGACGGTGAAGCCGGTGCTGCCCACCGGCACCCTGATCGCGGGCAGCGCGAGGAACAAGCCCCTGAAGTTCATGTACGGCCCCGTAACCCTGGTGGAGGGCCAGGACGACCGGGCGCAGTATCACACCTACATCAAGAAAGAGGTGCCGGTGCGCCTGGGCTCCACGGACAAGGACGGCATCACCACCCGCCTGATCTCCCGCCCGACCATCGTGCCGGAGAACATCGACGCCTGGGCCGTGGCCAAGGTGCTGTAAGGCGGAGAGGCTGAACAGAAGGGGGTGAGCGCATTGAAATACGCGGCGAAAACCTATATCGGAATCCCCTACAAGCGCCTGGTGACGCCGGGGGAAATCCTGACGGAGGAAGAGGCGTCGGCCCTGGACATCCCCGGGATGCTGGAGCGCGGCGCGGTGGTGGAAATCACCGCCAAGGAGAGCGCCGAAGGGGGCGCGAAGGATTCCAAAGGGCGACCGCAAAGCCCTTTGGCCGCGCCCGCAGGCGCGGGTGAAACCTCTCTGTCACCTGCGGGTGACATCTCCCCTTTCAGGGGAGAGGGGAACAGCCCCGAGGCAGGCCCCGAAGGGGTGCAGGGGGCGACCGGAAAGCCCCCTGCGGAAACCCCCGAAGGGGGCCAGGGGGGCGAACGGAAAGCCCCCCGGAAGAAGGCCGCAAAGAAGCCTGCGCCCGCCCCCGATGAAAAGCCCGTGACGCAGGAGGCGGCGCTCTCCGCCCTGACCCTGGACGACAGGGACATGGAGGAGAGCCCTGCCCCGGCGAAAAAAGGAGGCAGGAAGCGTTGAAACTGCTGGTGAGCGGAGAAATCCGCGAGGTGCCCGACAGCTACGGCGAGCGCCTGCTGGAGCAGGGCAGGGCCATTCTGGCCCCGGCGGAGCCGGAGACGGAAAAGGCCCCGGAGCCGGAAGCGGAAAAGGCCGCCCCCGCGCAGGCGGCCAGGAAGAAGAGCCGGAAGGCGGAGGGCTGAGATGGCCTTCATTGACCGGATCGCAAACGACAACCGCAATGTGTTCATGAACACACAGCAGCTTGGGCGGCGGCACACCTGGAACGGCAAGGAGTTTATCACCGTGCCGGACGAGGAAATGCAGCTCAAGCGGGCAAACAACAACGTGGTGGACGTCAGCTGGGACAACAACCGGGGCGAGATGCTGCTGTGGACGGTGAAGGAGGACTTCCCGGACAGGGTGGTGCCCTACGAGCTGATCTTCTTTGACAACCGCCCGTACCGCGTGATCCGCGTGCAGGAGGACGAGGGAATGCTGGGCATCCTGATCGGAGCCGAGCAGCCGAGAGCGATAACGGGGAAGTGATGGGATGACGACGGAAAGACGCCTGCGGGGCCTGCAAAACTGGCTGAGGGCGGAGCTGTGCGCCGGGCGCAAAATGAAGGCCCCGGCGGGGCATGGCGACCTGAGCCGGTGGGAGTGGGTGGAGCCGGATGTGTTCATCGACTTCTACCCGGAGCGGGACGCACGGGGCGAAACGGCGGAGTTCGTCTCCCCTTCCATCCTGGTGATGCACGGCGCGAGCAGGATGAAATTTGCGGAGGAACAGCGATTCGACCAGTACCGCAATATCCACCGTCCGCAGGAGATGGGACAGAGCCTTGCAGTGAGCCTCCTGTTTGCCGTATACGAGCAGGGGACGAGGCTGCCGGGGCTGATCCCCGACCTGCGGGAGACGGGGAAGCTGGACATGGCAAGGCTGCTGCCGGGGACGGAGGAGGGCATCTACACCCTGAGCGGGTGGATGGACGAGGCCATCCGAAAGCTGCTGGGCCTGGGCCATGTGCCGGGGACAGACCTGTTCATCGACAGGCGGGTGGAGGACGGCGCGTACTCCCCGCTGATGGACAGCAACTACATCATCGACAAAAGGCCGGTGTATCTGGGCTTCATCAACCTGGAGTTCAACTGCTACGCAGCGGAGACGCCGGTGCGGGAGATCATGGACTGCCTGTATTAGAACAGGCGAAAGTTTCCAAATGGCTTTCAATTGAAAAGGAGTGAAGAACATGGCCTATCTGCACGGCACGAGCGGCGAGGTATTCGCCAACGGGAACCGGATTGCGACGCAGAGCGAAGGCAACGCCTTTGTGTACATCGGCACCGCGCCGGTGAACCAGGTGGTGGGCGGGGCGAAAAACGTGAACATGCCCATCAAGTGCCGCGATTTCGCGGAGTTCAAGAAGTATTTCGGATACAGCGACAACTGGGCGGACTACACCCTGTGCGAGGCGGCCTACGTCCACCTGCGGCAGCGGGGCGTGGGCCCGATTGTGTGCATCAACGTCCTCGACCCGGACAATGAGAGCGTGCGCAGCGCCACCAGCGGCAGCGCGAGCCTGACCCCGGTGGGCGGCGTATGCACCCTGAGCGGGGCGGAGAACATCATCATCGACACCGCCCGGCTGGCAACCAAGACCTACGGAGAGGACTACTCCGTGAGCTATGACGAGGTGAAGAAGTGCATCTACTTCCGGGAGCTGGTAAAGGGCGCTCTGGGCACGGCGGCGCTGACGGCCACCTGGCAGAGCGTGGATCCTTCGCAGGTGACGGAGGACATGCTGATCGGCTCCACGGACGACGAGGGCCTGAACACGGGCCTGTACGCGGTGAAGAACGTGTACAGCAAGTGCTACATGATCCCCGCCTTCCTCTTCGCCCCGGGCTTCTCCTCCTCCAAGGCGGTACACGACGTGCTGATTGACCTGAGCCACAAGATCAACAACCACTGGGACGCCTTCGTGTACGCCGACCTGCCCCTCATCAGCGGCGGCAGCTACCTGAACCTGACCACGGCCCCGGCCTGGGCGGACAGCAACGGCTACCGCAAGGAGAACGAGAAGATTTTCTTCCCGATGGCCAAGGGCACGGACGAGAAGCGGTATCACCTGAGCGTGCTGGCGGCGGCGAACCTCCAGGCGCGGATACTGGACAACGGCGGCATTCCCTATGTCAGCAGCTCGAACACCGCCTGCGAGATCATCCAGCAGCTCTACGCGGGCGAGGAGCAGGACAAGCGGGTGTATGACGATGACGTCATCAACCGCAAGCTGAACCAGTACGGCGTGTGCTCCGCCGCGTATGTGGGCGGGCGCTGGGCCATCTGGGGCGCACACGCGGCGAGCTACAACTACCAGGACGGCGACCACATCAACGTGTCCGAAACCTGCCTGATGATGCTCTACTACCTGAGCAATTCCTTCCAGGACAGGCGCGTGTTCGACGTGGATCAGCCGCTGACCGCCAACGACATCAAGTCCATCGTGGCGCAGGAGCAGGAGCGGGTGGACGCGCTCATCAAGGCCGGGGCCCTGACCTGGGGCGAGGTACACTGCGCCGACAGCCTGGAGCACCTGGCGGATGTGATGATGGGCGACCACATTTTCGAGTACAACGTGACCACCACGCCCATTGCCAAGAGCCTGAAGGTGAACGTGAACCACACCGACGAGGGCTACACCACCTACTTTGTGACGGGGGAGGAATAAGAGATGGCGCGGAAAGTGCTGAATAACATTGCCGGAATGCGCGTGCTGTGGGACGGCGAGGAAGTGGAGGACGTGACCCGGATCACCCTCCCCAACCTGGAGCACGCCACCACCGAGATTGCCGCCAACGGCATGATCGCCGACGTGGAAATCCCGGACATGACCCATTTCAAGGCCATGACCCTCTCCATCGCCCACAACAACGGCGTGAACTGCGACAAGCTGTCCACGCCGAAGAAGCACCGCATCGAAATCCGCACGGCGCGGCAGAAGTATGACATCCCGGAGGCGGAGATCGGGCACGAACCCGACCGCTACCGCGCCACGGTGCTGCACAAGACCACCACCAAGGGTGACCTGGAGAAGAGCAACCCCTACGGCTCCACGGACGAGTTTGCCGTGGTGCGCTATGAGGAGATCATCGACGGCAAGACCGTTGTGCTGCTGGACGCCATGACCGGCCAGGTGATTATCAACGGCAAGAACTACTACGACGAAGTAGAGCAGTATCTCAAGTGAGCGGGCGGGCGCGGAGGCGGGAAATGTCTCCGCGCCCTCATTCCTGATGTAAAGGGGAGAGAACATGGTTATCAAATGGAAAGACCGGGAGGCGTATGAGCGGGTCAGCGACAGCTACGGCGCACGGCTGATCGAACAGGGCCTTGCGGAGATGGTATCCGGCGACACCCCCGTAACACCGGAGGCCAAAACGGACGGGGTGATGGAGCGCCTGGCGAGCCTGGAAGCGGCGGTGGCCCACATGCCCTATTTCGCCGGAGTGCAGGAGCGGGAGACGATGGGCGACACCAGCCTGATCGACGTGGGCAAACTGACGCGGGGCGTGTTCCTGAGCGAGAGCAACGGCAAGGAGGACGTGCCGGAGGACGACCCGGATTTCTACTGGGCCAGCGACTTTGTGCAGTTCCCCGGCAACGGCGGCACCCTGTCGGTGGAGGCCCTGGGGGCCAGCAGCGCAAACCCCGTGTCCGTGCTCAAGTACAGCGGGACGAACAAATTCTTCGAGGGCTGCACCAAGGTAACCAGGGGCGACGCGGCCTCTGCAATCGTGATGCCGCCCAACCAGACGAACTGGTTCCGCCTGATGTTCCGCCTGACGAAGACGGAAACGCAGACGATCAACAACGGCGGCTTCGCCAGCACGCAGGCGGTGGAGGTGCCGGTGGACACGCCCTATGAAAAGCCCTGGAGAGCGAAGAAAGGGACGTAACCAATGCTGGTGATTTACAAAAAGACCGGGAAAATCATCCGGGTGAACGACAGCTACGGAAGACGGCTGATCGAGCAGGGAGCGGCAAAACTGCTGCCCGCAAAGATCGACCGGGACAAGCTGACGGACGAGGAATACACCCTCATCGTGGCCGAGGGCCTTTCCGAGATGGTGGTGCGGTTTACGGAAAAGTAAACCCCGAAGGGGTGCCGGGGGCGACCGGAACAGACACGCCCTCAAAGAGGGCGTCCGAAGGGGTGCAGGGGGCGACCGGAAAGCCCCCTGCAAAACCTCTCTGTCACCTGCGGGTGACATCTCCCCTTTCAGGGGAGAGGGGAGCCGCCCCGGCAATCCCGCGTGGGCGACCCCGAAGGGGGCCCGGGGGGCGACCGGAAAGCCCCCCGGAAAGCCCCGGAACATTCAGACCGAAAGAGCGCCGGGGCGATCAGAAAGCCCCGGCCCAACGGAGGACATGATGGCTGAAATCATCAAGGTGGACGGCCTCCAGGAGGCGCTGAACCACCAGGAGGAAGAGCAGAGAAAACCCGAAGCGCCGAAGCCGAAGCAGACGCGAAAGGAAAAGCAGGACGAAGCCTTTCAGCGGCTCTATGAGGAGAACGTGCGGGGCGTGATGCGCCTGGACAAGCCCTTCTCCATCGGCGCGACAGAATATACAGAGCTGGAATGGGACTTTGACCAGGTGACCGGCTACGACTACGCCAAAGCCTGGGACACGGACAGGCAGAACAGGACGGACATGACCACCATGAGCGCAAAGAAGGCCCTGGCCCTCTTTTCCATGGCTGTGAGCAAATGCTCCGCCATTGACTTCATGGACGTGATGACCCACCTGGGCTACGCCGACACCGTGCAGGCCACGCAGATTGCGCAGGTTTTTACGGTAGCCGCGGCCCGCAGAACAGAGGGCAACTTTACGAAAAAATGATCGACGCGGCGATCTTCACGCATACGGGCATAGACGTGTTTCTCCACATGGAGCTGGGCATGTTCGCCGACCTGTATGAAACCATGCTGACAGTCAGCAAGCGGATGAAGAACGACAGCCAGTAGGAGGGAGACCATCATGGCAAGCATCAAAACCATCACGCTGAGGACAGGGGAGACGGTATCCCTCCGGGACGGGGAAATGACCGGGCTGGTGAACTACAACCAGCGGATCAACGCGAAAGCTGCGGCGATGGGCATGACCTCCATCGTGACGGAGATGGAGCCGGGCGGCATCGGGAGCGATGGCGCGGATACCGGCGGCACACAGCACCGGCGGACAAAGGGCTTTATCCCGGCGCAGGGCGGCAGCAGCCTGTACATCAAATGCGACGGCACGCACAGTATCTATGTGCGGTGCTATGATGCGAACCAGGTTTACCAGACGACCGTCTCTCTCCTGAACTCGGCGACGAGTATGGAAAAGACAGCCAGGCTAAATATGAACATCGCTTATGTGCGTATCTATATTGTTTCCGTTGGCGTGGACGCGGACGTGTATGCGCTGGACTGGGCTGTGTGCATGGGGTCAGCGGTGATTACGCTGACGCCGGACGCGGAGAACATCATTGACATTAACACGCTGACACCGGGTGAGTATTTCGCAAGCTCGTCAACGGTGCAGAGCGGAAACCTGACCAACCTGCCAGTCAATGCGGGATTCGTTCATATCATCGTTTTCCCGGTGCAGACAAGCACCTATATGGCCGTGCTGTATTCGCAGGACGGCAGCGTTTACTATACGCCGACGCTTGGTCAGCGGCCGTGGTACAAGATCACGGGCGAGGCGGTCACGGCATCCGCGACCTGAGCGGAGCCGGAGATAATTGAAAAGGAGGTGAGGGCGTGTTCAAGGTTGATCCGCGAGGGAACATCGTGCTGCCCTGGGGAGACACGATGCTGGTCAGCCTGAAGATCGTGGGCGAAATCCCGGAGGGCACGGTGGCGGTGTTTGCCATCTGCCGGAGGACGCGGGAGGACACGGTGCTGGAGAAGGAGCTGGGCATCGTGGATGGGCGGGTGACCATCGCCCTGACCAACGAAGAAAGCGAAAGTATTGAAGTCGGACGATACCATTGGGACTTGAGGATTGTTACCCGAATCGGCGAAACGAAAGCGAACGTTATCAGTGTGTATGCTCCGAATATGCCGACATTTGAAGTGAAGGAGGTGGCGGCGGATGTATAGCAAAGCCGGATGCGGCGGCATCCACCAGATCACAGACATGGAAGCGCAGGCGGCGGGTGTCCTTCCGGCGTTTTACCGGGGGCCGCAGGGCGAACCCGGCCCGGGGGCGGACGTGGTGAAGCGGGTATCCGCGCTGGCGGACAGCGTACTGGCCATCGGAACCGTGATCGAGACAGTGGGCATCCCCGTGTATGTGGACGCGGAAAAACTGCCGGAGTACGAGGCCTGGGGGCTGACAGCCACAGGCTGGTACATCTTCGCCCGGATCAAGGCCCCGGACGGGGAGCAGGTGACGGCGGACACCACCGTGACCGGCGCGGCGGGGTATATTCTCTCCGCACCGAGGAACTGCGTGGACGTGGCCGTGCGCTTCGAGGTGGCGGCGCTGTGCAAGCAGGTGGACATCCACTACGCAAGCGCGGAGGATCATTTCATCTTCCGGGCGACCGACCTTGCCACCCGGAACCTTGACTATCGGACGACCTTTTATATCTACGACATCGCGCCCTTTGCCACATGGCATTATGCCCTGACCACGGATACCACCTTTGCGAAGGATAAGCAGTATTACACCAAGGACGGCGAGGAGTATGTGAAGGCGGAAGTGCAGACCGTGCAGTACGGCCTGACCGCCGACGAAACGTTCCAGACGGGCAAAAAATACTATATCCGCGAGGGAGACGTTTACACCGAGGCCACCGTGACCGCTGGCGAAGCCGTGACCCCGGACACCTACTACGAAGCCTCTGACGTGCCCGTGCCTGCGGACACCTACTACGTCCACAGCAAAATCACCTTCGAGGGTATGACACGCAACGTGACCTATCAGCTCGATGAGATCATCGACTGCCCGCAGGAGTACATCCTGCCGGAGATCGAGGACGACGGCCACGGGGCATGGTTCGAGATTCGCCTGCGGCACTCCGGCAGCTTCTCTTCCACCCTGATCGTGCCCGAGGGCGTGAAGGTAGCCACGGAGCACACGCAGGCCGAGACGGCGGGCTTCAACATGGTCGATTTGCACTACAACAGCATCGACGGCGTGAAGATGTGGCGGTTCATGAACACGCACAGCAGCATTCCGACAACGTAAGGGGGTGAGAGCATGGCCGAGCTGAAATGGCATTATGAGAAGCTGGACGAGGAAGGCAAGATTCAGACCGTCAGCCAGTACATCAACGACACGGACGGGAAAATCACCGGCAAACACGTCATCAACGTGAAAGCCTGGTTCGACGAAAACCCCGAGGAGTGGAAGCGCCTGGGGTGGACGAAGCACATCGAGTACGACCCGAAGGCGGTGGAGTACAACAAGCAGAGCCAGTTTATCATCGTCTCCCAGAGGCGGGTGGACGAGTACACCATCGAGGACGTGGTGTATGTGCTGGACAAGAGCGAGGAACAGATGGCGTTTGAAGAAATGCTCTCCGTGGCGGAGGGCGCAACGAATATCTGGTGGACGAACTGAAGGAGGGCGCGGCAATGAGCAGACTGGAAACCATCACGGCCATCATGACCGAGAAAAACGAGGAGATCGAACAGAACGGCCTGATACCTCTGGACGCGGAGGCCACGGCGCTGGCGGAGGGCAAAAGGTTCACGTTCGACGTGATTACCATCCCCTCCGACCCGCTCCGTTGAGGAGGTGGGCGCATGGTATACGATGTGATCCCGGTGACATCCGCCAGAGAGACCGACTGCGGGCCCACCTGCCTGAAAATGCTCCTGTCCTACTACGGGCAGGAGGCAGACCTCCAGGCGCTGATCGAGGAGTGCAATGTGCGCGTGGAGGGATGCAGCGCCAAGGACGTGCTCCGCGTGGGACGCGCCCACGGGCTGGACATGGTGGCCTTCAATATGGACGCGGAGGAGCTGACGCGGCAGGATCGCCCGGCCATCATCTGGTGGATGTACTGCCACTTCTGCGTGTTCTGCGGGGTGGACGAAGACGGGAAGGTGGTCATCTGCAACCCTGACCGGGGCCGCTACCGCATGAGCAAGGGCGTGTTCAGGAGCTTTTACAGCGGCGTGAGCCTGTGGAACGGGGAGCCGCACGATCTGCCGGAGTAAGTGAGCGCAGAGGCGGAGAAGGCTGGGAAGCATGAAACTGTATTATCAGGGACAGGACATCACAGACCGGCTGGACATCGCCGGATGCGTATTCACGAACACGGCGGCGGGGGTTTCATCGGTGGACATCGAGCTGGAACACCCGGCGGAGTGGTACGGGTGGAACCCGAAGCAGGATGAAACCATCCGCGCCACAGCGGACGGCCTGGACACGGGCACAATGTATGTGGACATGATCCTCCCGGCGGACAGGCGCTTCCGCATCGTGGCCATCGCCGCGCCGAAAGCCGCCCGGAGCCGCCGCTGGCAGAGCTGGGAGCGGCAGGGTTTCGCCGCCGTGGCCGGGGACGTGGCCGCGCAGGCGGGGCTGGGCCTGGCCCTGCACGGGGTGAGCGGCGGCGGGTATGCCTGGATGGTGCGGCGGAACGAGAGCTGCCTGGAATTTCTCGCCCGGCTGGGGGCGCTGGAAGGGGCCGCGCTGAAATGCGCGGACGGCAAAGCGGCCTTCATCGGGTACGCCTACGCAAAGGGCCTGCCGCCCGCGTACAGGGTGAGCATCGACACCCTGACGGAGGAGGCGTGGCTGCACCTGCTGGACGGGGAGAAGGCCAGCTCCATGTCCATCGGCTGCAAGAAGGGCCCCGCCACGGCCACGGGCGCGGCGCAGGGCGGAAGCATGGCGGAGAGCGGGTGCGAGTTCGCGGACAGCATCGGCACGGCGAAACGCTGGGCGGCGGGGAGCCTGACGGCGCGGAACCGGGACGCGGAAACCCTGCACTTCGCCTGCGAGCTGAACGGCGACCTGGTGGCCATGGCCCGGGTGGACGTGAACGGGCTGGAAAAACTGACGGGCACATGGCTGGTGCGGGAGGCCCGGCATGACCTGATTCTGGGCAGCACAGAATGCGACCTGATGAGGTGAAACCTCTCTGCCGCCTGCGGGCGGCATCTCCCCTTTCAGGGGAGAGGGGAGGGCGCGGGGGCGTCAAACGCAACAGACACGCCCTCAAAGAGGGCGTCCGAAGGGGGCCCGGGGGGCGACCGGAAAGCCCCCCGGGAAACCTCTCTGCCGCCTGCGGGCGGCATCTCCCCTTTCAGGGGAGAAGGGAGATGTGCGGGGGCGTCGAGCGCAACAGACACGCCCTCAAAGAGGGCGTCCGAAGGGGGCCCGGGGGGCGACCGGAAAGCCCCCCGGAAAGCCCCATGCGGAGGTAGAGCATGAACAATATCCACGGCGCGACGGTGGAGGTCGGCAAGGTAAAGGACGGAGCCTTCCGGGTGGAGAGCTACAACCGCCCGACTGTGATTACCCCGCCGCTGAAACCGCTTCAGAGATGGCCGGTGATCCTCCCCGGGGACGAGGTGTACTTCTTCTGCCTGGACAGCGGAGAGGGCTATATCATCTGCACAACAAACTACACTGGCTTTGCGGACTGGGAGAGATACCTGGAGCTGGAGGCGAAGGTGAACGCGCAGGCGGCGCAGATCGCCAGCCTTCAGGCCAGGGTGGCGGCCATGGGCGGATAAGGGGCCGGAAGAGGTGAGAGCATGGCAAGATCGCAGGTAACGACATCCATTATCCTGAACGGGCAGGTGGGCTCCGGGTTCCAGGCGATGAAGCGGGAGCTGAACGAGCTGGGCACGAGCCTCAGCCAGATGGGCAGGCAGCTCACCGATGCCAGCCGGGAGGCTGTGGAGTTCGGCAAGGATTCGGTGGACATGTACGCCGGATTCGACGACCTGATGCGGCAGGTGCAGGGCAAACTGGGCACAGCCACCCGGAAAGAGATGAGCGACCTGCGGGACGCGGCCATGCACTGGGCGGCCACAACCCGATACCACGCGACGGAGGTTGCGCAGGCCATCAGCAACGCGGCCACAAGCGGCTGGACGCTGACGGAAATCTATGAGGGCATCCCCAACGTGCTGAACCTGGCCGCAGGCGCGAACATGGATCTGGGCGAGGCGGTGGAGTTCGTCGGCACGGCCCTTGCGGGCATGGATCTGGACTTCGAGGACAGCACAAAGCTGGTGGACATGTGGCTGAAAACAGCCAACAACAGCCGCGCCACGGTGGAAGACCTGGGCGAATCGCTGAAGGTGCTGGGCTCGATGGCGGACTTCGCCGAAAACCCGGAGGAAGTATTCACCCTGCTGACGGCGCTGGGGCAGTTCGGATCGGTGGGCAGCCAGGCGGGCACCCTGCTGCGCAACGTGATGATCCGCCTGGTGGCCCCCACCAAGGCCGCGAGGACGGCCATGGCGGAACTGGGCTACACGGCGGAGGAAATCTCCGAGGCGATGGAGGACGATGAGATCGACCTGGGGATGGCGGCGGACACGCTGGAAAGGATCGGCTTCGACGCCTACGACAGCAGCGGAAAGCTCAAGCCATTCACCCGGATCATCTCCGACCTGAGAAAGAGCCTGAAGGGGTACACGGAGAAAGACCTGAACAACATCCTGAGCAGCATCTTCCCGCAGAGATCCATCGTGGGCATCATGAACCTGCTGCGCCTCACGGACGAGGAATACCAGCAGATCATGGGAAACATTGTGGATTCCACCGGGTACGCGGCGGAGGTGGCGGAGCTTCAGGAGGGCGGCATCGGCGGCAGCCTGCGCCTGCTGGAAAGCCAGTGGGAGAACCTGAAAATCACGGTGGGAGAACAGCTTGCCCCAACGATTCAGGCGGCGGCGGGCTACATGGGAGACTTCACAAACGCAATCGCCGAGATGGATCCTGAGAAGCTGAACGCCATGATCGGCGCGGTGCTGGGCGTGGCGGCGGCGGGCGCGGGCCTGTCCATCGCGGGGAGCGCCCTGACCTTCATCGCAAGCCTTGCCTCCCCGGGCGGGGCGGTGCTGCTGGCCTCCGCCGCCATCGGCGGGCTGGCCCTGCACATGAACGAGGTGCATGACGCCAACATGACGGAGCACTTCGGCGAGATCGAGCTGGACATGGAGGCCCTGACCCCCTACATCAACTCCCTGGGGGACGCCTTCGACGAGAGCCGGGAGGAGATAGACGGATACAGGGCCGCGCTGGAAGAAGCGCAGGAGGGGTACAGGAACGCAAGCGCGGAGATGTCCGAGGCGCTGCTGACAAAGCTGCTGACCGGGGCGGAGTTCACAGAACAGGACAGGGAACAATTGCGGGGCCTTGGCGAAACCATGTACACGGAGGCCATGAATGGCCTTCAGGCGCGGGCGGACGAGACGGCGGCATTCCTTGAACTGCGGCTCAACGGAGAGGGGGACTACTCCGACCCGGCTCTGGTGGCGCTGGGCACCATGGTGGGCGCTTATTACGCCAACATGCAGAAGGAGATTGCGCAGAAGGACGCGGAGATGCGGGCCGCCCTGACCTCCGCATGGACGGGAAAACTGACCGATGAAGAACGCCAGAACATCATGGGCACGGTGAAGGAATACAACGATGTGGTGAGCAGGGCCACATCACTTCAAAGCCGGGCCGAGATGAACGCGCAGCTTGCCAGGGCACAGGGCGTGAGCCTGGACAGCATGAAGGACTGGTACAGCGCCACCGGCGAGCAGTACGAACAGAGAAGGCAGGAGGAAGAGGACAGAAACCTGGAGAACATGGCCTTCCTGGACGCGATGTACGAAGAATTTGGCGATGAATACCTGGGCCTGAAACCGGGCGAGTGGGAGAGCTACAGAGCAAAGCTGGTAGACGCCAACAACGCGGCCATGGCGGAGCTTGGGGCCAACTACGACGAGGCCAACATGGTAGCCCTGCGTACCGCTATCGGCGGGAGCGACCTGAGCGGGACGTATGACACGGCCATGTCAAGTGTCAGGAAATTCCTGTCAGGAGGAATGGACGCAAGCACGTTGATTGAAGCGTTCGACAACCTTCAGGGCATCAAAGACCTGAGCGAGGCCGTAAACATCGCAGTGGAGGGTATGGGCGGCCTGGAAGATCTGAAAAACAGAGCCGAACACTACGTCAGCAGCGGAAATACCGGGATGGCACAGGAGCTTGCGGAACTGTACACTCTTGCACAATTCGCGCAAGCTGCAAACGGCCCAACTGGGGACGCAGGCGGAAACGGTTTTCTGGGCGCACTGGGCACCTTTGCCAATAGCGCTATCGGGTGGGCAGTCGGCGCAGTTATGTCATCGCAACTCCCGAACGGCAGCGGCGTAAACCCGATGCAGCTTTATGAGTATTCCAAGCTGGGAGGCGAAACCCTGGAAGGCCTTCTTCCCGCGTCCACAGAGACAGGGGGCGCGTTCCAGCAGACCGTCCCAGCCGGGGAGAGAATCGGCCTGCCCGCGCCCACAGAGACAGGGGGCGCTATCGTACAGGTCGAGCCGGACTGGACAGAGTTTGACACGGAAAACGAGGTCATGCTGGAGGACGCGCAGGAGACGCTGAACGCAAAACCCCTCGGCGTGAAGCTGCGGGAGCCGGACGGGGAAGGGGCAATCCGCGTCGCCCTGGTGCGGGCGCAGAGAATCGCGGACGAGAACCCCATTTTCCTCCGGGCAATCGCCATCTCCGAACACGGATTCGGCGACCACCCGGGCGGGCTGCGGGAGAACGTGAAAGATATGTCCCTGTACGCGGAGGGCGGCAGGGCCACGGAACCGGGCATCCTGGGCGAGGCCGGGCCGGAATGGGCCATCCCGGAGGAGCACACGCAGAACACGCTGAACCTGCTGGCGGCGGCGGCGGCGGCATCCGGCTTCACGGCCTCCGACATGGCAAGCGCCACGGCGGCGGCAACCGGCGGAAATACGCTGGTCTATTCGCCGACGGTGATTGCGGAGGGCGGAGCAGGCACGGTGGAGGCGCTGGACACGGCCTTCGAGAAATTCAAGAAATGGGCGAGGGATGAAAAGCTCATCGCCCGGAGAACAGCGGTCACAGGGGCGAGGTGAGAGCATGGCGGAAATGCTGCGATTCGCGGGGATGACATTCGGCGTGGGCACAGGCCGCATCTACGCCCTGAACGACCTGAAGGTGACGGCTGAAACGCAGGTGAAAAGCTCCACAAATGAGACGCAAAGCTGGGTGCAGAAGCAGCGGACAAACCCGCTGAAAATCTCCTGCACGGTGCAGCTTGTGGCGGAGCTGGGGTGCGACGTGGCCGGGGACGCGGCAAGGCTGCGGGACATGGCGGAGGAGAGCACCACAGACTATATCTACATCGGCGGGGCGAAATACTGCGAATACCTGATGATGCTGACCAAGGCGGAAATCTCCTACACCCGGCTGAACCCCGGCGGGAAAATGACGGACGCCAAGGTGGCCCTGACCTGGCAGCGGGCGGAAGACCCGAAGCAGACGAGCAAGGGCATCGACACCGGCGGCGGCGTGAGCAAGGGGGACGGGGACGGAAACGGCGGCAGCAGCGGCGGCGGGAAAACCCCGATTGTGGCGGCGAGCAGCGCCCTTGGACAATCCCTGATTGCGGCCAAGAAACAAAAGCAGGGGGCGCTGGTGAGGCTGCTGGACGGGCTGAAGAAGAACGGCGTGCGCCCCGCCACCGTCACCGGCGGCGGAAAAGACCGGCTGCTGCATGTGAAGGATTAAACCTCTCTGCCGCAGGGAAACCTCTCTGCCGCCGTTGAAACCTCTCTGTCGCCTGCGGGCGACATCTCCCCTGCCGTTGAAACCTCTCTGCCGCCTGCGGGCGGCATCTCCCCTTTCAGGGGAGAGAGGAACCGCCCCGAAGGGGCGGGCGAAGGTTTCCAAAGGGCGACCGCAAAGCCCTTTGGCCGCGCCCGCAGGCGCGGAATCGGTGAACGTTCACCGGAAAGGAGCCAGAAATGGCAGAGCTGCATTATGTAACCTACTCCCCGACGGAACTGTGGGAAATCATCACGGACACCTACCTGAACGAGGGCGGGGACGTGCTCTTTCCGGGGGACGAAAAAGAAATCCTGCTGCGCACGGTGGAGGCTGTGCTGGTGCAGGGCCTCGCGGAGGCGGACACGGCCATGCGGATGAGAACCCTGAGATACGCCGAGGGGGAATACCTGGACGTGATCGGGGAGGATCGGAACATCTACCGCATCGAGGCGCAGAAGGCCCTCGCCTCCGCCCTGTTTGACATCAACACGCAGGGCGCGACCATCCCGGCGGGCACGGTGCTGGTGCAGCAGGGGACGGACATCGAGTGGATGACCACGGAGGACATCACGCGCACGAGCGAGGACATCAGCACGGTGGAGGCGCAGATCGAGTGCCTGACGCCGGGGGAGGACGGAAACACGCTGAAGGCGGGAACCACCCTGCTGCTGGCAAGCCCGATGGAAACCGTGGACGCGGTGACCTGCTCGGCGGACGCGGGCGGGGGCGCGGACACGGAGAGCGACGACGCATACCGGGAGCGGGTGCGGGAAGCAGGGCTTGTATCCTCCGTGGCGGGGACGGCGAGCCAATACCGCCGCCTGACCATGGCGGTGAACAGCCGCATCCTGGACGCAAAGGCGGTGAACACCGGGGCGGGAGAGGTGACCATCTACTTCTGCCCGACGGAGGACACCCCGGCGGAGAAAAGCGCCCTGGCGGCGCAGATCGCGGAGGCCATCAACACGGACGACACGCGCATCCTGACGGACAACGTACACATCGCGGCGGCGACGGCCATCCCCTACACCCTGTACGCCAACTGCCAAGTGCATACGGGCAGCGCGGGCGCGGCGGAGCTGGCGGCGGCGGCGGAGGAATACACCGCGTGGCAGAACAAAAAAATCGGGCGGGCCTTCAACCCGGAGAAACTGTCCGCCCTGCTGTACAACGCGGGGGCGGAGCGGGTGACCTGGGGCAGCTCCTCGACGATGAACGGGCAGAGCGAAATCGCCTATACGGAGATCGGGGACGGGGCCTACCTGGCCGGGACGGTGGCGGTGACCATTCTCATCAGCTAAAGAGGGTGCGCACATGCAGAAAAGCGAATACGTCTACCAGTGTTCACGGGGGCAGACCTTTGACAGCGTGGCGCTGGAGCTGTACGGAAACGAGAAATACGCGGAGCAGCTGCTTGAGATGAACCCCGCATTCGCGGGGCGGTTCGTGTTCGAGGGCGGGGAGACGCTGAACGTGCCCGTGCTGGAAGACACGGACAGAACCACAAAGGCCCCGTGGCTGTGAGAGAGGGGGGGCGGCGGACATGGCGATGTACCTGATAACGAACAAGCAGGAGCCGGTGGACTTTGAGACAAGGGAGCCGCTGGCCCGGACGATCCAGAACGCGAAAAACCTGCTCATGACCCGGATGGGCGAGGTGCCCTACGACAGGCAGCGGGGGCTTGACCCACGGCTTTTTGACCTGCCCATCACCAAGATGCGGGAGGAGCTGACACCGGAGCTGGACAGGGTGATGCTGCGGGAGCCGGACGCCAAGGTAGTCGGCGCGGACTGCTACCTGGACGAAAAAAACCAGGCCATCATTGAGTGCGTGGTGGAGATCGGGGTGTAGCCTGGAGACCTCTCTGCCGCCTGCGGGCGGCATCTCCCCTTTCAGGGGAGAGGGGAAACACAACTCAAGGGGCCCGAAGGGGGCAGGGGGCGTCGAGCGCCCGGAAAACAGTCCAGTGGACTGTTTTCAGCGAGACGCAAGCGGCAGCGACATGACCGGAAAGCCCCCCTGCAAAGCCCCACAAAAGGAGGGATGCCGGATGGAATTTGACGTGCGGGAAGCCGTGCCAAAATTCCTGCTGCGGGACAAGAACGGATACGCAATCGCCATGGCGATACAGGCGGGCATGGAATACATGCTGGGCCGGGTGAACGCGGGCCTGGCCATCCTCCACGACGTGGACGAAATGCCGGAGTGGCGGCTGGACGAGGTGGCCTGGGAAACCAACTGCCTCTACGACTACACCGCCGGGATCGAGGCCAAGCGCGAATGGATACGCAACGCATGGAAAAACAGCCTGCTGCACGGGACGCCTGCGGGCGTGATGCAGTACATCCAGCCCTTCTTCCCGGAGGCGAAAATGGAGGAGTGGGACGAATACGGCGGGGAGCCGTATCACTTCAAGATTGACCTGGGGGAAGAATGGAGCCCGGAGAGCGAGCTGGTGCTGGTGAACGCCATCGACAAGGGCAAGAACGTCCGCTCCGTGCTGGACGAGGTGAGCACGGGCACGAGCGAGGGCCTGGAGATCGGGGCGGAGAGCGATTGGCGGACGCTGTTTGACCTGCGCTGCGGGATGCCGTGGCTCAGATGCGGCATGTGGCCGAGGTAAGGAGGCGGAGACGTGGCAAACTTCAAGCTGGACACCACAACAATTGCGGCGACGCGGAATTTTCTGATGGGCAATGTGTCCCATGCCCGGTATAAGGCCGGGGGCACCTGGCGGCAGGCGGAGATTGCGGCCCGGAACATCCTCAGCGACAACCGGGTGAGCATCGGCTTCATCCTGAACAAGGCCGCCGTGGGGGACGACACGGTGACGAACGTGGAGATATACGGCACGGACGGGCGGCGCTGGGGGGCGCAGGCCGTGAGCATCGACATGAGCGGCGTGGCACTGGACATCATGTACCGGGTAACCTTCACGGTAAAACAGAGCGCCTGACGCGGGAGGAAAACATGTACGAGAGAGTAAACTGGATCGACCACCTGATGGAAAACCTCTACATGCCCCTGGAGCTGACGGTGGACGAGGAGAACGAAACCCTGATTGTGGGCGAACAGGATCCTCTGATCTTCCAGCAGGGCACCCCGCTGGACGCGGAGCACCTGAACCGGATGGACGCGGCGATTTTCCAGATGAGCATGGACATCTCCGCCATCCAGACGCAGCTTGCCGACCTGAACGCGAAATACAACGCGCTGGCCGACCAAATCCGGGCGGAGGGCACGGTAATCCCCGCGACGGCGGCGCAGGTGAGCGCCCCGAACGGCGTTGACCTGACGGGCGCGGGCGACACGGCGCAGGTATTCGCCCGGCTGACACCGGCGAACAGCACCGACACGGTGACCTGGAGCAGCGACAATGAGGCGGTGGCCATCGTGACACCAGGCATGTCCTCCGGCTCCAACGGGGCGGGCAGCACCAGCGCCATGATTACCGCCGTGGGCCCCGGCACGGCGACCATCACGGCCACCACCTCCAGCAACGTCATCGCACAGACGACGGTGACGGTGGGCGCGGATTCCGGTCAGAGCGACCTGCCCATTCAGAGCTACAACAACGTGGAGAGAATGGACTTCGCCAACTTCTCCGACGGGGATAACCGGGCCTGGACGGTGCTGGTGAACAGCCTGGTGGAGTATGTGACCTTCACCTCCAGCAATAACGCCATCGCCAAGCCGGAGAGCGCGGCGGCGGCCACAGCGGCGGAGAGCGTGACGGTGGCGGCGGTGAACGGCAAGGCGCGGTGCTACATCTTCCCCAAGAGCAGCGGAAGCTGCACGGTGACGGCCACCACGGACACGGGCCACAGCGTGACCCTGACGGTGACGGCCTCGCAGGTGGCGGCGACGGAAATGTTCTTCGCCATGGAGGGACAGAGCACGGCCATCACCGGCATTAACGTAAGCCGCGGAATACCCTTCAGCGTGGACGTGCTGATGCTGCCGAAAAACAACACGGACACGGTGACCTCCTGGGCATCCAACGTTGTCATTGGCGGCAACAAAACGCCATTCAGCATCACGAAAATCTCTCAGGAAGAAATCACGGACAGCCAGTACAGGCGCGTGCGGGTGAAATACCGCGCCGGACAGAGCAGCGACACAGGCACAGGCACGTTTGTTATCCAAGCCAAGACGACCTCCCACGGAACAAAGGATATTGTGGTGCAGGTGAGAAGCTGAGAGGAGGCGAGCCCGTGAATGAAAAGGCGCAGAGGATCGTCGAGCTGGCAAGGCAGGAGCTGGGAAGCCCGTATGTCTTTGGCGCTGTGGGCGAAAACTGCACACCCGCCCTGCGGGGCAGGCGGCAGAGGGCCGACCATCCGACCATCCGGAGCAAATGCCAGGTGTTGACAGGCGCGGCAACCGCCTGTGACGGCTGCGCATACGAGGGACGGCGGATGTATGACTGCCGGGGGTTTACCTGGTGGCTGCTCCAACAGGTGGGCATCAGCATCTCCTCCGTGGGCGCGACGACACAGTGGAACACGGAGGCAAGCTGGGCCCGGAAGGGAAGCATCGGGAAAACGGCTGCGCCGGAGGACGGCAGGCCGGGCGCAATCCGCCTGAGCCTGCCTGATCTGCCGTGCTGCCTGTTCTGCCGGAACGGATCACGGATGAGCCACACGGGAATGCACATCGGCGGCGGCGTCATCATCGACTGCTCCACAGGCGTAACGCTGAAGAAGTGGAGCGCGGAGTGGACGCACTGGGCCATTCCGGCGGGGCTGTATACGGCGGAGGAAATGGACGGGGCCGTGGAGGTGACCGTGGTGAGCGTACTGAAAACCGGGAGCAAGGGCGACGCGGTGAGAAACCTTCAGGCGGCGCTGAACATGCTGGGCTACGCCTGCGGCGAAGTGGACGGCGTATACGGCGCGAAGACGGCGGCGGCTGTGGCCGCCTTCCAGTCGGCGCACAGGCTGGAAACGGACGGCAAGGCGGGGGAGGCGACCCAAAATGCCCTGGCCGCCATGCTGAAGGCCGAGGAACAGAGCGCCGGGGAGCCGAAGGCGCAGGAAGAGACGAACCCCACGCCCACGGCGGCGGAGGCGGAGGACGGCACAATCGAGATCAGCCTGGACGGCCTCACCGTGAGCCTGAGCAGGGCGCAGGCAAGGGAGCTGTACAACAGACTTGTGGCCCGATTGGAGGTGAGAGCATGAACGATGCAGTGATCGTTGCACTCGTCTCCGGCGTGCTGACGCTGATCGGGACGGTGATAACCGTCCTTGTGGCGAACAAGCAGACGCTTTCGGCGCTGGACAAAAAGAGCGAACTTTCCGACGCGCAGATCAAGGCACAGTTGGAGCGGCACCAGGCCGTGACCGATACCAAAATTGACGAGCTGACGCGGAAGGTGGATAAGCACAACAATCTGATCGAGCGCACATACAAGCTGGAGGGCGAGATGGTTGAAGTGCAGCATGATATTCGGGACTTGAAAGGGAGGAGAGAATCATGATCGACCTGACACCCATTCTTCAGGCCCTCATCGGCCTGCTGGCGACCATCATCACGGTGAAGGTGATTCCGTGGATCAAGAGCAAAACCACGGAGCAGCAGCAGATCAACCTGGCGGCGGCGGCGAACATCGCCGTATACGCGGCGGAACAGATTTTCGGCGCGGGGCAGGGAGAAATCAAGCTGCAATACGTCAAGGACAGCCTGGAGCGGGTAGGCTTTGACGTGGACACCGACCTGCTGACAGAGTGCATCGAGGAGGCCGTATACGGCATGAACCATGACACATGGACATACGGCAGGGATCCGGTGGAGGAGCCGGTGAAGGAGCCGGTGAAGGAGCCGGTGGAGGCCCCGGAGGCGGACGCCTGAGAGAAAAGCCCCGTGCGGAGTGGCAATACCGCACGGGGCCATTCTTTTTCGGGGCGGGTTTTCACTTTGTCGGCAAACAGAAAACCGGGGAGGGACACGCTTGGAGGAGGCAAAGGATTTCACCGAGGTGGGCTGGATGGAGACAAAGAAAAAGCCGCGCTGCAAGGTGTGCGGCGCGGAGATGGAAGCGGAGATTCGCAGGGGCATCAGCGGACTGTGGTACGGGCATTACGCCTGCACGAGGTGCCTGTACGCCACGGAGTTTGCCGGGGCCTGCGCCGATCCCGAGGAGGCATGGCAGGCGGCGTGGGAAAAGGCCGGTCAGTCGGATGGCGGGGCCGTGTAGACGGCATCCGAAAAGCCAAGACGCGGCAGAAGGGGCCGGGCGTCAGGGTGGGCGGCCAGATACTCCCGGCGCAGGGCGCGGGAGGCGAAATACAGGCGGCGGTGACCGGCCTTCACCGGCCAGGCGATGACGCGGGAGACGGTGTGGAAGGAATCCTCATTCACCCAATCATCCCCGGTATAGCCGTACTCATTGCCGTAAAAATGCACGCGGCGCATGGATTCACCTCTTTTGCGTGAAAGGGACGTGCGCCATATATGATACCACAGCAGGCTGAAAAGGAAAAGAGAAAGGGGCAAAAAACCGGATGAAAACCGAGAGGGTATACAAGTGCCATTTCTGCGGGACGGCGTTTGACACAGCGGATGAGGCTTACGCCTGCGAGGACAGGCACGAGGAGACGGAGAGCCTGGTGCCGCTGTATAAGCCGGAGCTGGCAGCGCCGTACCGGCTGCGGATGACGATGACAAACGGGGCCATATACTACTTCCGCCGGGAGAATCTGGGCGGCTGAGGAGGGCAGGATGAGCTTTTCAAGGGTACGGAACATGCCCGCGTCGCCGGAGGCGCGGGGCAGGAAGCACAGGCGGCAGGGGACGCAGACGGTGCAGCCGATTCACGAGCGGGAGGCGGTGGAGAGGATGTTCCGGGTGGCGGCGGAGCACGATCAGAAGACGGGGCTTTACCCTTTCTCCTGGGAGCTGCTGCTGCTGATTGGATTTAACACGGGAATGCGGATCAGCGATCTTCTGCTCCTGCGCGTGCGGGACGTGCGCCGGGAAAATGGCGAGGTACACTATACGGCGAAAAAAACCGGGAAATTCACCTACGCCTACCTGGACACGCAGGCGAGGCGCACGGCGCGGATGCTCACCGACGGGCGGGGAGAGGATGAGTGGCTTTTCCCCTCCCGGGAGCGGGTGCGCCAGGGAAAAGAGCACGGATGGCAGCGGGAGGAAGGCGACTACCCCATCACACCGGCCCGGGCCTATCAGGTGATCCGGGAGATTGCCAGGCAGGCGCGGGTGAGCGAGAAGGTGGGCACCCACACCATGCGGAAAACCTTCGGCTGGTTTGTGTACGAGGAAACCGGGGACGTGCGGAAGGTGATGCAGCTCCTCCGCCACGACAGCATGGAGAGCACGCTGCGGTATATCGGCGCGGAGCAGGAGGACTTGAAGCAGACGGTGTACGCCTCCGCACACTTCGGTCTGGGACGGATGCGGTGACACGCGGGAGTGATGGGAAAATGGAAATACCATGCCGGAGAGACTGCCCGGAGAGGGCGGAAGGCTGCCACGGGCGCTGCGAGCGGTACAGGGAATACAGCGAGTGGCGGGAGAGGATCAGGAAGGCAAAGCGGGAGGCCACGGAGGCCGACGGAACCCTGATTGCCGGGGCCCTGGACAGAAAAGCGCGATACCTGCGGAAGACGCAGAACCTCAGATGAGCACGGGCCGAGGTGAAAAAAACCAGGCTTTTTTTACTTTGCCGAATGAACACAGGCCGGGGAGGATAAAAATCCCCGGCTTTTTTGTTTTGCCGAAAACGGGGCAGGAAACCGGGCGGGGAGGATTGATCCAAAATAACCCGGCGGCTTTACAAATGGCTGAGTTTCGAGTTTTTGGCGAGCGAAAAACCGGGGCAAAACAGGGGGCATTTTTCCGGAGGACTATAAATAGGAAACGATTTTTTATGGCTGAGTTTCATAGAACACCAAAACTGAAAACTCAGAGAACGCGAAAACGGACGGGAAGGCAGGCGGAAACAAAAAAGAGCCGGGGGAGAAAATCCCCCGGGTTCATGCTCAGAATTTGCTGGCAATCAGTTCTGAGACAGATACTTTGGCAGCGGCAGCGGCCTTGCGGATCCTGTCCGCAATTGCCGCATCGAGGCTGACGGAGAGCGTCACCCGCTCTTCGTCTTCGGAAACGGGCCCAAATTCGGCCTGGTATTCCTCTGCCGTCATCGCCTTCTCGGCAAATTTGACAGCCTCATCGTAGGACAAGGGGGTTATCCTTTCCCCCCATCCCCAGCTATTGTCACCGCACTGGCGGGAATACTTGGTCATTGGCCCGCCTTCACCGTGGAGGAAATACTCACCGGTGCGCTTCTTATACAGGGCCTCAGACCAGTCCGAGAAACTGCCGGAACCACCAGAGGAACGAGACGCAATGAGCTTTGCGGTTTCTGTGTCGTAGAGGCGACCGTCGATAATCTTCTTCATAATAGTGCCCTCCTTTTTGTAGCCGTTCTGTCGGCCCCTGATGCTATTTTAGCGCAGAGTTTATATAAAGTCAATAGGAAAATTGAATTTATATAAATTCGTGCCGATGAAATGTCGAAATGTCCGGGCGGCGTTACATCGGGGCGGGCGCTCCCTCAATCTCGCCCGCGCAATAGCGCTCCCAGATGTCGTAGAGGGCTTCGTGGCCATCAGCGGAAAGGCCGGTATTGTCATGCCCGGGCTCGAAAGCGCCGTCCATGTTTTCGAGCGTGGTGTCGATCAGATTGTTCAGGTAATCGGCTATTTCCTCCCAGTTGCCGGGAAGGTCGGCACCGAACGAATCAGCGGTGACGTGATAATTGCGGTTCATGATTTGGCCTCCTTCTCAAATGTCCGGTCGGTGTCAGCCCTCCTGGGGACCCTCTTCGGGGTCGGGGGTGTAAACAAAGCCGTTTCTGTCCATATCTTCACGGATCAGGCGACGGAGATAACTGCCGGGACTATCTTCGCCTGCCTTGAACTTCAGCCAGGCGATCATGTCCGCGCTGTTTGTGTCGTATAGTTTAAGAGAGATTTGCGTTTCATGCTTGCGCCTATACGCTTTTTGACTGCCGTATTTTTCATCATACTTTCGAGGCCGTCCCATTGCTGTCAGCTCCTTTCAGGGCTATTATAGCGGCGCACGGGCGGGGTTGTCAATCGGATTTTAGCCGCCCCCCACCCACCAGGGAGGCGGCTCTTTCCACCTCACCTGGGCCGGTCAATGTCCACAACCTCGAAACTGCCGGTCATGTGCGGGAAAACGGCGACGGGCGGCAGCGGCTCAGAAGGCGGAGGAAACAGGATGTCCAGCAGACGGAGCAGAAAACGGGCAACGGCGCGGATCATAGCAATTCTCCTTTCAAATGTCGGGGCGGGTTTCTGTTTATCCGCCGATTCCGGCGGCATATGGTGAAATGTTCCGGGGCCGTTCGGCCCTGCCAAGAGCCCCGGCGGAGCTCCTGGAAGGGCCGCCCCTGAGCAGGGGCGGGGCTATTGAAATGTTCCGGCGGCGTTATTCACCGGGACGGCACGGAAGCAGGCCGATGAAATAATAACTGCCCCCTCGCTTTCCAAATGCAGAATACAGGTTTTTGCCAGTGCGCGGATCGTCCGTTGTCGGCTCAGACATCAGAAAGCCGGACGCGCAACCCTCTGTGCGCTTGCAGCGAGGCAGCCTGTACGGCGGCATCACCTCAAACATTTCTTCATAGATTTCCTCTGTGATTTCCTGCCCGGGCACGGCGTTGAAACTACGGTCTGCGTGCCAGTTCTCACGAGTGTACGGGCGATCCGGGACGGGCCAGGTTCCGCCGTCTGCGACGATTGCAACGGCTTCCCACTCCTCAGCCGTCAAATCCACCTGGGAAGGATCCGGGAGACTGCGTAGAGCAACACAGTATTCTTTCGCACTCCTGACGCCCCAGAATCGCCCGCCGACTTTGCTGCAGTAACTCACACGATCATAAATAGGCAACTCACATGGGGAAACGGTTGCAGGATCATAGTCAAACATGATGTTTCCTTTCTGCCGGTGTCCGGCGGTCGCAGGTTGAAATATCCGGGGGCCGTTCGGCCCTGCCAAGAGCCCCGGCGGAGCTCCTGGAAGGGCCGCCCCTCAGCGGGGGGGCGGCATGTTATAACCACCTGATCTTGTAAAGGCTGTCTGCGAGATGGCTGCTCCTCTGCGTAGTTGCTACAGGCAACAGAGAAGCTACCAAGGTTTGCGCATAGTCCATTACGCTATTCAGGACGGCGGCATTTGTGGCAAAGCATTCCATAGACTGCACGATGGCGGCGCGCTCTGCGCTGATGCCTTTCAACTCCTCCTCAAGGCGGGCCGCGTCAACCCTGCGTTCCTCCCGGCGGCAAAGGGTGATGTCAATGCAATCGTTGTAATTGTAAGCGTTCGGATGAATGTGTACAAAGATGTAATTTGAATCCTGCGAAATATGGGCGCGGCAGCCTTCAAGCCCTGGCAGCTTGCCAAATTCGGGCTCCAGGCGCTTCGTGACGTATTTTCCTGCCATGGCCTTCTTGACTTCAGATATGGCAGCGGCGCGGCGGTCGAGGTTGCGGAGCTCCACGGTGGCGGAGGTCAGCATACTGTCAATTGTTTCTTGCGTAATCGGGCGCATGGTTTTCCCTTTCTGCCGGTGCCCGGCGGTCGTGGGTTGAAATATCCGGGGGCCGTTGCGGCCCTTTCAAGGGCCCCGGCGGGGCCCCTGGAAGGGCCGCCCCTCAGCGGGGCGGCGGTGATCCTGGTCAGCTTGCGGCGGGCACCATCGAATTGTGGAAAGCCAAGGCGGCGCGGTACTTCTTCCACTTCAGCCCGGTTTGCCAGGCCCGCGTGTCTGAGTTGTACCAAAATCCATATCCCCGCAAAACTGCGATTGTAGAAGTGTCCGGCTTCTTGGCAAATCGAATCTGAATTTTTTCGGATCCGTCGCAGCCAAATTTAATGGAGTAACCGGGCCCGATGATTTTGGTTCCTATCCAAGTCTTTTCGGGGACGGCAGGCCGGGCCGGGGCGGCGTCTTCCACCGGGGCGGCGTCTTCTTCCATGGCCGGGGCAATATCTTCCACCGGGGCGGGGGCAGCCTCTTCCACCGGGGCCGGGGCGGCGTCTTCCACCAGGGCGGGGGCAGTTTCTTCCACCAGGGCCGGGGCGGTCAGCTCAGGAGCGGCAGCAGGGGCGGCGTCTTCCACCGGGGCCGGGGCAACTTCTTCCACCGGGGCGGGGGCGGTTTCAACCGTCGGGGCGGCGTTTTCAGCCGTGGAAGTCCCGGAAGCGTAAAGCTCGATTGCATCAACCATAAAGAATCTGACAAGCGTGGACTTTCCGACGATGTTTGAGTAGCTGGCAAAATCCGCAAGCAGCTTGTTCAGGCCGGAAAGCGTTTCTTTCCCTGGCCTGTTTCCGTTGCGAATGATGCAACACACGGCGGCGACGGCAGGGGCAGCGGCGTTTTTCAGCTCTTCCGCAAGTCCGACTTTCCAGCCTTTTTTCCCGCTCTGATAACGTTCAGTCATGTGGTGGAAAATGCCGCTGATGATTCGAAGCTCCCTGCACAGTATTTCCGGGGCGCTTTCAGGGGCCGCCAGGGCGGCGGCGACGGGGTAACAGGCGTGATCCGGGGCGAGCGTGATTGCACCGGCGCCGTTGTTGTACGCGATAACGGCGCAACCCTTGCCATATTCGCCGTCGAGCTTATACACCGGCCAGGGGAAATTTACCTTGCCGGAAATGCCTTTCCCGGTTGCGCGGCCCTCTTCCAGGTCAAGGGGTAAATAGCTCAGAATGTTCATGGTTTTCCCTTTCCGCCGGTGTCCGGCTGTCGATAACTTGAAATGTCGTGGAGCCGTTCGGCCCTTTCAAGGGCCCCGGCGGGGCCCCTGGAAGGGCCGCCCCTCGGCGGGGCGGCGTGGATGGTTTTTCAAATGTCCGCCGGATCATTATGCAACAACTCCGTGGCGTCGCCGCGATAATCCGGGCTGTACAGGTAACGCTCTTCTCCAATGATGGTTTCTGCAAGCCGGTGATAGCGGCACGCCTGAGCACGTTTTCTCTGTTCTTCGATGTGCGCATTGTACATATCACTCAAGCGGCGGGCCGATTCCTCACGGCCAATGTAATAGGCGGCATAGATCATTTTTTCGATGGTGGCGGGCTTGTCTTCTGAAAGGTCAATGTCACTGCTCACAATGCTTTTCACGCGCTCCAGGATAGTCATGCTTTTTCCCCTTTCTGCCGGTGTCCGGCGGTCACAGATTGAAATGTCATGGGGCCGTTGCGGCCTTTTCAAGGGCCCCGGCGGGGCCCCTGGAAGGGCCGCCCCTGAGCAGGGACGGCGGGCGGTTAATCCTCAATAGCGCAATTGTCTACCATCCGGACACGCTGACAGCCGTACTTGATTTTAATCTCGTCGAGGCTCTTCCTACTTGCGCGGCTATAATCGTCCGGGCTATGCCAATACCACGCTTTCTTCTGCCCGGCGAAATGATACCCGGCTGCCTTGAGCTTCTCCTTATGCGGGTATGTATCCCCGGTGACCCACAGCCAGCGGCCTACAAGCTCCAGGGTGATCCCCTGGCAGCGGAGCGCGGCCAAGATGGCCGTCCGAAATTCGGCGGGCATTTCAGAGGCGGCGGCGCGGCGGTCAGCTTGCGCGGCCCTGTCGTCATCGGCAACGGGGGCGGCCTTGATCCGCTTCACAGCGTCATCATACTGGCCGTTAATCTCCGCCATTGTTTTGTCATTGCCGCCCATGTCAGGGTGATAGCGGAGCGCAAGCCGCTTATACTCGGCGTGGAGCTCTGCAAGGGTGTTCAGGTGGTCAAAATATCTATTCATGGTTTCCCTTTCCGCCTTTCCGGCTCTGCCTTTCCGGGCGGCCCGGTTGCCGCCCGTCGTTGTGATTGTATTATAGCGTACCGCTACGAAAAAGGCAAGATGGAAATTATGGTCAAACAGCACGAAAACGGCAGCGGCACAAACCGAAAACCGTTTCGGCAGAAGGCCGGAAAGAAATTTTGAAATAAGGCAAAAACCTTTGCAAGCCGCATTTTGCAAAGCAAGCCGAAATACCAAAAACGACATGCAAAAGGGGCGCTTTTGGGCTGTTTTTGCGTTCTTTCCACTATATGCAAAAAACGCCACCCCGGGCCGGGGCCGCTGCTGCTTCTGGGTCCAGGTGATCCGGTGCCGGTGATCCGGGGCCACTGCTGCTTCTGGGTCCAGGTGATCCGGTGCCGCTGCTGATCCTGTGGCCGGGCCGATGAGGCTGGAGCCTGGGCCGGTGATCCGGTGCCGGGGCCACTGCTGCTTCTGGGGGCAGGTGATCCGGTGCCGGTGATCCGGTGCCGGGGCCACTGCTGCTTCTGGGGGCAGGTGATCCGGTGCCGGTGATCCGGGGCCGGTGCCACTGCTGCTTCTGGGTCCAGGTGATCCGGTGCCGGGGCCGGTGATCCGGTGCCGGGGCCACTGCTGCTTCTGGGGGCAGGTGATCCGGTGCCGGTGATCCGGTGCCGGGGCCACTGCTGCTTCTGGGGGCAGGTGATCCGGTGCCGGTGATCCGGTGCCGGGGCCACTGCTGCTTCTGGGGGCAGGTGATCCGGTGCCGGTGATCCGGGGCCGGTG